GTCAGATGAAATAGAGAAGTGGGACCACTTGAAAAGCCTGACTTATTCAGTCGTAACAGGTCCCAAAATACAACGCATTAAAGCTCTGCAACAAGACGTTGACATTTACATTATCAATCGGGAAAACTTGAAATGGCTAATTGAATCCTCTGGTAATTCCTTTGACTACGACATGTTGGTGATCGATGAACTCTCTAGTTTTAAGTCTTACCGCTCACAACGCTTCAAAGTCCTCAAACGAGTACGACCCTTGATTAAACGCATAGTTGGCTTAACAGGTACGCCATCTTCTAATGGCTTGATGGATTTGTGGGCAGAGTTCCGCGTACTGGACATGGGCCAACGACTCGGGCGCTTCATCTCATCTTACCGGATGAACTACTTTGACCCCGACAAGCGAAACATGTATCAAGTGTTTACCTACAAACCTAAGCCCGGTGCTGAACAAAGTATCTACCGCGCCATTGATGACATCACCATTTCTATGAAGTCTAAGGATTACTTGAGTCTGCCACCGTTAACTATGAACACCGTTCCGGTAAAAATGAGTAATAGTGAGCAGGCAATCTATGATGAGCTTAATGCCCAGCTAGTAGTTTCAGCCCAGGGTAAACAAATAGACGCCTTGAATGCTGCTAGCTTGTCGAACAAGCTATGCCAAATGGCTAACGGATGCGTTTATGATGACCATCAACAAATTGTGCAGATCCACCAGCGAAAACTCGATGCACTCGAGGACTTGATTGAAGCTGCGAATGGCAAACCAGTACTCGTTGCTTACTGGTTCAAACACGATCTCTCTCAGATCAAGCAACGATTCACTGCTCGCGAGATTAAAACTGTTAAAGACATTCAGGACTGGAACGCTGGTAATATTCCATTGGCATTGATTCATCCTGCTTCTGCCGGACATGGTCTCAACCTGCAGGCTGGTGGTGCCACCTTGATTTGGTATGGATTAACTTGGAGTCTGGAACTCTACCAGCAAACTAACGCTCGGCTCTGGCGGCAAGGGCAACGTCAACCAGTAGTTATCCACCACATCATCACTGAAGGCACCATTGACGAAAACATTCTGGCCGCCTTGAAACGTAAAGATAAAACCCAGCTAGCGTTAATCAATGCGGTGAAAGCCAACCTGAAAGGAAGTGTTGTGGCATGAATATCATGTGGAACTACTTAGACAAACGACGAGCGACCGTCGCAGCCTTGAAAGATTACGATGGTATGAAGTTCATCATTGACTCTTACCAAGACGAACTGAAACTAGCTAAGGAACAAATGGTTGGTGTCAGTTCGCCTCGCTATGGTTTCTCACCCAGTGGCAGCAAAAAGGATAACCCAACTGAGCATCGCCTGCTGCATGGCATCGATGAGACAACCAAGCTGAATGAACGCTACCAACAAGCCCAACTTTACTTCAAGTGGTTCGAGCCAGCCTGGCAAGAGTTATCTGAAGACGAGCGCTTTGTTTTAGATGTCTGCTATCGCACTCCAAACCAGTCAATGAACGAGGGACTAACCATCGTGATGGACAAGTACTTCATTGCGAAAACCACTGCTTACAATCAAAAGAACAAAGCACTCGATCACCTCACGCTCTTACTTTATGGATCCCATCATTAGAAAGGTAAAACGCAGAACAAACAATCAGCCTATCCATGTTACGATAGTAGTGTAGAAAATTAGGATAAAGGCATTTGCTTTATAACGATTGGAGCCTGGCAGCTTTAAACTGTTGGGCTTTTCTTATGCCTGCAGAAAGGAGGAGCATCGTGCCTTACTCACCTAAGAAACCATGTCGTTACCCTGGCTGCCCACGATTAACACACAATATGTATTGTGACCAACACGAAAAGATAGTCTCTTCTTATTACAATCGCCACCAACGACCAAAGCGCAGTCGTCCTCGTTATCATCGCGGTTGGCCACGCATTCGACAGCGCTACCTGCTCCACCATCCCTTCTGTGAGATGTGCCTGAGCCAAGGAAGGTATACCAAGGCTACCGAAGTCCATCACGTTCTGCCTCTGGAACACGGCGGCACCAACGAGTTCAAGAACCTGATGGCATTATGCAAACCATGTCATTCCCGCATCACCGCTCAGATGGATGATCGTTGGCACAAAGCACCACGTCAATATCATTACTAAACCACGGAGGGGGCCATCAAATCCTTAAAAATTTTTCGCGCGGGAGCGGGCCTGGGCCTTCGTGTGTAAAAAATCGAAATCAAAGGGGGTATTAACCCCTGCCGGAAGGAGGGAGAGATTTGGCTAAAGATGGTACGAATCGTGGTGGATCCCGAATCGGTGCTGGACGTAAACCTAAATCACTTCACGACAAAATTCAAGCCGGTCAAGATGCTCAGGTGATTGACCTACCAACACCAACCAATTTGGAAGGCCATGTGATGCCGCCAGTCAAGAAGTACCTCAAGGCCAAACAGAAGAATGGTTTAGAATTCGACGCCGCTGATATTTTCAAAGAAACCTGGGAATGGCTGGTCGAGCGTGGTTGTGAAAAGCTAGTCAACAGCCAGCTAATTGAGCAATACGCAGTCAGCGTCAGTCGCTGGATTCAATGCGAAGAGTGTATCTCAAAGTTTGGCTTTCTAGCCCGCCACCCCACAACTGGCAATGCCATCGCTTCACCTTACGTGGCAATGAGCCGGGATTACATGAAGCAATCTAGTCAGCTTTGGTTTCAGATTTTTCAAGTGGTCAAAGAAAACAACGCGGCCGCTTATCAAGGCACTACTCCTCAAGATGATGTGATGGAGCGGCTATTAAGAACCCGGAAAGGAAAATACTAATGCAAATTATCAAACAAAAGATCAATAAACTAATCCCTGCAGACTATAATCCTCGTAAAGATTTAAAGCCTGGGGATCCAGAATTTGAAAAACTAAAACGCTCAATTCACGAATTTGGCTATGTTGACCCAATCATCTGGAATAAACAAACCGGCCACGTCATTGGTGGTCACCAACGCTTGAAAATCCTTCAAGACGAAGGTCTTACTGAAGTCGACTGTGTAGTTGTTGACTTTGATGAAGCCAAAGAAAAGGCCCTCAACGTTGCTTTAAATAAAATCAGTGGTGCCTGGGATCAAGCCAAACTTGGCCTCTTAATCTCTGATTTAGAAGCATCTGCCTTTGATGTTTCCTTAACTGGCTTTGACGAGAATGAGATCTCAGACCTTCTTAGCACCGCTGACGATACGCATGATGATGACTTTGACGTTGATAGCGAATTAAATAAACCGACCTTTTCAAAGGCTGGTGACTTATGGCATTTAGGTAAACACACTTTATTATGCGGTGACGCTACTAAAACAGCAAGTTACCAGAAATTGCTAGGTGATCATAAGGTCAACCTAGTGCTCACCGATCCACCATACAATGTCGATTACCAAAGCAAGGCTGGCAAGATCAAGAATGATCATCAAACTGACGACAAGTTCTACCAGTTTCTACTCGCTGCTTTTCAAAATACGAATCAAGCAATGGCTAATGACGCCAGCATCTATGTTTTCCATGCCGATACGGAAGGACTGAACTTCCGGCGAGCCTTTCAAGATGCTGGTTTTTATCTATCCGGTTGTTGTATCTGGAAAAAGCAATCATTAGTGCTTGGTCGCTCACCCTACCAGTGGCAGCATGAGCCCGTGCTCTACGGCTGGAAGCACGATGGAAAACACGAATGGTACACCGGTCGCAAGGAATCTACCATCTGGGAATTTGATCGTCCAAAGCAAAGTAAGGAACACCCAACGATGAAACCAATCCCATTACTAGCCTATCCAATCATGAACTCTACTATGTCGAACTGCACGGTTCTTGATCCATTCGGCGGTTCTGGTTCGACTCTGATTGCTTGTGAACAGACTAATCGGATTTGCTACATGATGGAGCTGGATCCTAAATATTGCGATGTGATTGTTAATCGCTACATCAAACAAGTCGATTCGGATCAAGATATCAGTGTGGAAAGAGATGGTCATATAATTCCTTACAGTAATCTAAAGAAGCCGGCCTAAAACGCGAGAAAGCCTTGCTATCTGTGCCTTTTAGAGTGATGTATACAGTGATCAAACAAGGAGGTACAGAATATGGAAATTAATTTTAATGTTCATGGTCAACAGCGTAAAAAGCTAGTCGAACAGATTGCTGAATACACTCAGCAAAGGGCAGAGTATCAGTACACACCAACTTATGCATACCAGATTGGTAAATACACCATCAGCAAGGATGGCAATCTTTTATCCCCAGATGAGATTCCATCCAACCTAATCGACAAACTTAAAGAACTTGGTTTCCGGCCCGCTAACATTATCAAATTGCATCTTGCTTACCGTCGAGACGACTTTACCGATCAAGCCTTAGAAAACCTGCGTCACCTAATTTGGGCCAAGGGACAACTAATCAAAGATGCTTGTCAGCTCGATTCGCTAAAACTAGACGTTGATGATCAACAGGTGACATTTAACTGGTTCAACAAGGTAAAGCTTGATGATGCCACAGCTTATCAACAATTTATCGACAAACTTGTGCAATATGCAAAAGATCATCAACGGATTGTGTCAGAACCTCATGAAGAAAGCAATGAGAAATATGCTTTTCGTTGTTTTCTACTACGCCTGGGTTTTATCGGTCCCGAATACAAAACACAACGGAAAGTACTGTTACGAAATTTAGCCGGATCAGCTGCTTTTAAGAATCAGGAGGCCTAATCATGAGCAGAATCAAAGATGAACTAGCTAGACGTGACCGAATTCGCCAGCAGGTCTTACAAATTCGCAATACTGGCGAAGTAAACATGTTTGATATCGAGAATGTTAAACGACTGGCCTACTATTACAACTGCCACGATTTGATCGATTACCTGACTACTGAACGGGCCGGCTATGTCAATTTGATTTTAACTGGTAAATTCAATTAATCATTAAGCATTGAGTTCATTCTCAGTGCTTTTTTAGTACTAATGAAAGGAAGTGATGTTTTCTTGAGAAAGTTAAAAGATTATAAACCAACTCGTTTTATGGCTAAGGATTCCACTTACAGCAAAGATGCAGCTGATTTTGCAGTTTCTTTCATTGAATGTCTCTGCCATACTAAGGGAACTTGGGCAGGAAAACCCTTTGACTTGATTGATTGGCAAGAAAAGATTATTCGTGACATCTTCGGTATTCTGAATCCTGATGGCTACCGCCAATTCAATACTGCTTATGTTGAGATTCCAAAGAAACAAGGAAAATCAGAACTAGCGGCAGCAGTCGCTCTTTTGCTTTGTTGTGCAGATGGTGAGGAACGAGCCGAAGTGTATGGTTGTGCCGCTGATCGGCAACAAGCTGCAATTGTTTTTGACGTGGCTGCCGATATGGTACGGATGAATCCTGCCTTGAAGAAACGATGCAAAATTCTCGCTTCACAAAAACGGCTGATCTATGAACCCACTAATAGTTTCTATCAGGTTCTATCTGCTGACGCTTATTCTAAACATGGGTTCAATGTGTCCGGAGTTATCTTTGACGAACTGCATACCCAACCGAACCGGAAACTCTATGATGTTATGACGAAGGGATCGGGGGATGCCAGAACTCAGCCCCTCTACTTCTTAATCACAACCGCTGGCACTGATGAGCATTCTATTTGTTATCAAGTCCATCAAAAAGCAATCGACATCATGGAGGGCCGTAAACATGATCCCCGTTTTTATCCGGTCATTTATGGCGCCGGACGTGACGAAGATTGGTCAAGTCCTGAAGTTTGGAAAAAAGCTAATCCTTCTCTGGGTATTACTGTCAAAATGGAGAAGGTCAAGGATGCCTATAATTCAGCTAAGGAGAATCCTGCTGAAGAGAATACCTTCCGACAGCTGCGTTTAAATCAGTGGGTAAAACAGGACGTTCGTTGGATGCCCATGGATAAATGGGATGCTTGTGCCTTTCCTGTTGATCCCGATGAATTACGTGGCCGAGATTGCTACGGTGGTCTTGATTTGTCATCAACTACTGATATTACGGCTTTTGTACTGGTATTCCCCCCAAGAGATGACTCCGAAGGTTATACTTTGCTGCCCTACTTTTGGATCCCAGAGGATAACGTTGATCTGCGGGTGCGCCGTGATCACGTTCCCTACGATATTTGGAAACAACAGGGTTACCTACAAACCACGGAAGGTAATGTAGTTCACTACGGATTCATCGAACACTTTATTGATGATCTGGGAAAGAAATATCACATCCGTGAAATTTCCTTCGACCGATGGGGAGCTGTCGAAATGGTTCAAAATCTTGAAGGTATGGGATTCACCGTGGTCCCATTTGGCCAGGGATTTAAGGACATGACGCCTCCAACTAAAGAACTAATGCGATTAACTCTGGAAAAGAAGATCGCTCATGGCGGTCATCCGGTCTTGCGTTGGATGATGGACAATATCTATATCCGCACTGACCCAGCTGGGAATATTAAACCTGACAAGGCTAAGTCAACTGAAAAAATTGATGGCGTAGTGGCCACCATTATGGGACTGGATCGTGCTATCCGAAATGAGGATAATGGTGATTCTGTTTATGATGGTCGAGGTCTATTAATGTTGTAATTACGAAGAACTGAAAGGAGTTGATGCCATGAGTCTATTTAATAAATTGTTCCATACCAATAAAGCTTCACCCAAAAACACCCTATCCAGCACCATGTCATTTTTCTTCGGCAGTTCGATGGCTGGCCAAAATGTGACCGAACGCACCGCAATGCAGAATACAGCAGTTTATGCTTGTGTGCGAGTCTTGGCTGAAGGATTAGCTGAACTGCCACTCCACATTTATCAATACACCAGCGATGGTGGTAAACAGCGGGCAATTAACCACCCGCTTTATTTTTTGCTTCATGATGCGCCAAATCCAGAAATGACCAGTTTTATCTTTCGTGAAACCATGATGAACCATTTATTGCTGTGGGGTAATGCCTATGCACAAATCATTCGAAACGGTCAAGGCGAGATCACTGGGCTCTATCCTTTGATGCCTGATCGAATGGACGTTAACCGAGCGGCCAACGGTGAAATCTACTATACCTATACCCGCAACTACGATGATTACCAGGCAAAAAATAAATCGAAACAAGTAATTCTCTTGTCCGATGAAGTCCTTCATATCGCCGGATTGGGTTTTGATGGTTTGATTGGTTACAGTCCCATTGCTATGGCTAAGAATGCGATTGGATTATCCATGGCTGCCGAACAATACGGAGCCACTTTCTTCAAAAATGATGCCACGCCTGGTGGTGTTCTAGAGCACCCTAATGTAGTCAAAGACCCTGAACGGCTTCGGAAAAGTTGGCAGTCACAATTTTCGGGATCTAATAATCACAGCATTGCTGTCTTGGAAGAAGGAATGACTTTTCACCAGCTTTCCATTC